GTGAGTAACTGAAACAGGGGGCCCCTAAAGTGTTCCTACAGTGTAAGGACAACCACCGAACAATGACCACCACTTACCAACGCAATCTCCTCTCCACCGAGTATAATGGGTGGGAGAATTATGAGACCTGGAATGTTGCTCTGTGGATCAACAATACGGAGAATTTGTATCACCTTGCTATGGAAGCAGGTGATTATCAAACCTTCGTAGAGTTGGTCGGAAATGCAACTACTGGTGATGGCGTTAAGTTTAATGATCCACGAGTAAATGTCATCCAAATCAATAGTGATGTGTTTGACTTTTGATTAACACCAACTCCTGTCGTATGAGTATAAACTAGGCACGCTCCAAGAACTAGCACCGATGCTAGAATGAGGGAACTAGGGGCACCCTCACCAAACACACAGTTCTCAACACTTTTCTTTGTTATTATGTCCAAGCAAGTTCTCATCTCCCTGCTGTCCAAAGGCAATACTGGCAATGAGATTCTTTCGATTCTCGATGCACTTACCAATGAAGCAGTGAGTGACAATGAGCAAGCAAATGTGCCTACCCTTGATGTGATTGAGTTCTGATGATATTCGGGGAGCATTCTTGACAGTTTGCTCCCCTTATGTTAGACTCTTATTCGTATTCGTTTTCGCAGTTAATTAGGGGTTTATGTTAAGTCCCCTGCGGGCGTAACGGGGGGGGGTCGTATAAAAATCGATGGGTCCCTGTAACCTACAGAGGTGACAATTCGACCTTTAAATATCATCCTCATAAAAAATTTCCGGAGTATAAAAAAATGTTCACAAGGTGGATTCATAAGAATGGAAAGTCCCGCCCAGATAAGAGATACAAGAGTGTAAAATCTCAAGCAAAAACAAATGGTGCGAAGAAAAGGAAGAAGAAGTAAGTCTCCTTATTGGAATTTCTGGAAAGTTGTCTTTGCGGGTTGGTTAATAAGATATCCTCGGCAGTGCTTTACGATCTTCGCAGGCACTATCGGGTTTTTATTTGTTTTGATATATAATGCAGTTAATTAATCCAAAATACACAAAAAAATTTTCCAAGAAATTTTTTCTATAAAAGGGTCTTGGAAAGTTTTTGAAATTTATGGAAGAACTTATGGAAAAGATATATCACATTTATGCAAAGGATAAGTGTTTATTTCATTCTATCAAAGAAGAGGAATTTCAAACAACTTGGAATACTTTGAAAAATATGGTAGGCATTATGAAGACTGATTATTCTGTAGATGATTTGTCTTATGAGGAGCTTATGGTGAACCGGAAAGTCTCGTTAGATAGCTCTCATTGACAAAGCATATATAGACTGTTAAAATTTGAACTGAAAGTTTATTTCTCTTATGGCAAAAGGATTTACTGTTAAGGCTGCTGCACCTAAAGTTAAAGAAGCAGAGTGGAATTATGATTCAATTAAAGAAAGGATGCGAGGGAAGAGTATTGTGTTCTGTCTTCCTGGACGTGGGTGTTCATTTATCTTTTTGAAAGCATTTGTTCAACTTTGTTTTGATCTCGTTCAAAATGGAATGAGTATTCAAATTTCTCAAGATTATAGTTCGATGGTGAACTTTGCACGTTGTAAGTGTCTTGGTGCAAATGTTCTTCGTGGACCAAAACAAATTCCTTGGGATGGTAAGTTGCAATATGATTATCAACTCTGGATTGATAGTGATATTGTATTTGATACAAATAAGTTCTGGCAACTTTGCGATCTTTCACTGAATGAAAATGGTGAAGAAAAGGAAGTCGTTGCTGGTTGGTATGCTACTGAAGATGGACACACAACATCCGTTGCCCATTGGTTGGAAGAAGATGACTTCCGTAAGAATGGTGGAGTTATGAATCATGAAACTGTTGAATCGATTAGTAAGCGTCGTAAACCATTCACTGTTGATTATACGGGATTTGGATGGGTTATGATTAAGAATGGTGTTTTTGAGAATCTTGAGTACCCTTGGTTTGCTCCTAAGATGCAAGTCTTTGAATCTGGTGCAGTTCAAGATATGTGTGGTGAAGATGTATCATTCTGTCTTGATGCTAAAGAAGCAGGATTTGAGATTTGGTGTGATCCACGGATTCGTGTTGGACATGAAAAAACTCGTGTAATCTAATGACTTTTAATATCTTATACAAAGGACGTAAGATATATCAAAACCTCAGTCATGAAGAATGTACTGAGGTTCTTGACGAACTCTCCTCAAAGTACTATACTGATGAGGAATTTGATGTTGAACAACTTGAACTGGAGGAAATCTAATGGCTAAAGGTGGATCAAATAAAACTATTTTCGAACCAGGGGCACCTAAAAAGACTCGTCAAGGGCGTAGTCCTCGCACACTACTCTCTGCAACCTCTCGTAATGGTCGAAAGAAGAAGTATCGTGGTCAGGGTAAATAGTTAAAGTTAAATAAAAGTTCTTCATGGCAGCACTAATTTGCAATTTACCATCCATTGAAGTATGGGTGCGTAAAGAATATCTAACTGATCATCAAAGTGGACATGGTGAATTTGTAAAGGGCGTCTGGGTGTCGTGTAAATCGATACCTGGACGTGCTTTTTATTTTGAGACATACTTACCAGAGTATGCTGCAATGTACGATAAACTGCCCATCAGTGCCTTTGTAGCACGTCCTGAGACACCTACACCTGATATGAACCTACCCAACCTCCAATTCTGGAATTGTATGGATTATGGTGTAGTATCAATTCATAAACAATTCATTGGAAGTATGGACTTTGAGTGTTATACCCGTGACCATGGCATTCAAAAAGGCACTTATATCTGTACCATTGACAATTATCATCAAGATTGTGATGTCATTGATTATGCAACTAGTGAAAATCCTGCTGAACACAAGTCACACAACCTTATTGAACTTGACAATGGTCAGTATGCACTATATCCCAACAATAGATTACGTATTTTTGACAATAGTTTGACTCCTATTGAACCAAAAATGCCCGATTTTAAGGTTTCAACTCAGTATTATTCAGTTGAAAATGGATTTGATCGTCTTGGAATGGGTAGAGAGGACGAATATTTCTGGAAAACTGCTAAAGAACGGGATAGCAACCCCGTAAAAAGTTCTGTTCAACCCCTAAAAGAGGAGAAAACAGATGGCAAACAACCCGAATCCGGACAGGAATACTGATTATATGCACGAAATGTGGGGTACAACCCATTTAATTACTGATTATGGAGTCAATCCTCAGAAAAAAATGCTTCGTGAAATTGCAAATGATGATATGACACCTAAAAAACACGATTTAGCTCAACAAAACGAACTTCATTCAAGAATTCGCAATGATGAGGATTATGATGACTGGGAGTATGGAACTGAACCTCTTTATGAATTCCAAAAACCCGAATAAATAAGATAGATTTATTCATTTTTATGCCTGTAGAACGGCTAAGTAAATATTTTAAAGACCTGAGCATGTCTTTTCAGGTCAATCCAATCAATTATGATCTAATTGCTCTCAAAAATGAGAATGCAATTGCTCGTTCTATTCGCAATTTGGTTCTTACTTACCCTGGTGAAAGATTTTTTAATGAAAATTTAGGGTCTAAAGTAAGTCGTTCTTTGTTTGAGAACATTGATGAGGTATCTGCATCAGTGATTAAAGACGAAATTGAGAGTACAATCAATAATTATGAACCTAGAGTTGATTTGATTGATGTAATTGTCGATCCTGACTATGACAATAACAACTTTAACGTGACTGTTAATTACTATATTATTGGAATTGATGTTCTTCCACAACAGTTATCATTCGCATTACAGCCAACACGATAATGGCATTAGTAAATTTCACCAACCTGGATTTCGATCAGATAAAAATTTCGATTAGAGATTATCTCAGATCGAATTCTAATTTTACTGATTACGACTTTGAAGGATCCAATCTTTCAACGTTAATTGATGTTCTTGCATATAACACATATATTTCCTCATACAATGCTAACATGGTTAGTAATGAGGTCTTTATTGATAGTGCTACATTAAGAGAAAATGTAGTTTCTTTAGCAAGAAATATTGGTTACGTTCCAAGATCAAGAACTGCATCTAGAGCTATTATATCATTTTTCGTAGACACTACGGGATTTTCAACAAATCCAATTACATTAACGATTAAAAAGGGAACAGTTTGTACATCATCTTCATCTTTTGGTGCTGAAAGTTATACTTTTGCAATACCACAAGATGTAACGACACCGGTTGTTAACGGGATTGCATCATTCGATAATGTAGAAGTTTATGAGGGAACTTTTTTAACATCAAACTTTACAGTTCAGGCGGAAAATCCAGCACCACCACAAAGATATATTTTAGAAAATGCAAATATAGATACCTCCACAATTTCAGTAACTGTAAGAGATACTCAATCTAGCACCTCTTCAAAAAAATTCATTTTATCTGATAGTTTGTTTGAAGTTACATCAACCTCAAGAGTTTTCTTCATTCAAGAGATTGAAGATCAAAGATATGAATTAATTTTTGGTGATGGTGTATTTGGAGAAAAACTACAATCTCAAAATTTTATTGAAACCTCTTACATTTCTACCAATGGAGAACTTGGAAATGGAATTTCTTCATTTACTTTTAATGGAAGAATAGTAGATAACAATAACAATCTAGTTTCGAATGGAATTTCTCTAATAACTACGGTTTCTCCATCTCAAGGTGGAAATGAGATAGAATCTGTCAGTTCGATTAAAAATTATGCACCTAGAATATATTCATCATATAACAGGGCGGTGACTGCAGCAGATTATGAAGCATTGATTCCAAAAATTTATCCAGAAACTCAATCAGTTTCAGTATTTGGTGGAGAAGATTTAACACCTCCACAATATGGTAAAGTTTTTATCACAATAAAACCATTTTATGGACCTTTTGTTCCAAACTCAATAAAAGATAATTTAAAAAATAAGTTAAGAAGATATAGTGTTGCTGGAATTGTACCAGAAATTCTAGATTTGAAGTATCTTTATATTGAATGTGACTCTACTGTATATTATAATACAAATCTTGCTCCAAATTCTGATTTTGTAAAAACAATTGTTTCAAATAATATTAATAACTATGCAAATTCTACAGAATTAAATAAGTATGGATCTAGATTTAAGTATAGTAAATATCAAGCAATTATTGATAATAGCCATGAGTCTGTGACCTCAAACATTACAAAAATTCAAATGAGAAGAGACTTGAGAGCAAGTCTTAATCAATTTGCAAACTATGAAATTTGTTTTGGTAACGAGTTTCACATTAAAAACATAAATGGATACAATATAAAGTCATCAGGATTTAAAGTTTCTGGTATTGCTGATACTTTATACATGTCAGATATACCAAATCAAGATGAAAAAACTGGAGAGATATTTTTCTTTAAGTTAGACTCTCCAACTCAACCAGCAATAGTAAGAAGATCTGTAGGAACTATTAATTATGAAAAGGGTGAAATTTTACTTAACTCGGTAAACTTCATTTCTACATTAAAAAATGTCCAAGGACAATCAATCATTGAAATTGCAGTGGTTCCAAAGTCTAATGACATCATTGGATTACAGGATTTATATTTACAACTAGATATTAATAAGAGTATATTAAATATGTTATCGGATGATGTTTCCTCTGGAGCAAATCCATCAGGAACTACATATACGACTACTTCAAGTTACACAAACGGGAACCTAGTAAGACTGTAAGAAATGGTAGATACACGAATCAAAATTATTTCAATCGTTGCAAACCAACTTCCAGGGTTTGTAAAAGAAGAATTCCCCTTAGCTGGAGAGTTCTTATCTCAATATTATCTTTCTTTAGAAGGTCAAGGATCTACTTTAGATATTCTACAAAATATTGATCAGTATATAAAAGTTGATAGTTTAACTAATTTAACTGATTCTACCACGATTTCTAGTGATGTTGATTTTGTAGATGAAACTATCACAGTAACATCTACATATGGATTCCCACAATCTTATGGACTGATTCAGATTGATTCTGAAATCATTACATACACTGGCATCACCACAAATTCATTTACTGGATGTGTAAGGGGATTTAGTGGAATTACTTCTTACAGGGGATTAAACACGCCAGATGAACTTGTATTTTCTCAATCTGACATTTCTACACATTCATCAGGATCTACAGTCAATAACTTAAGTGTTATTTTCTTAAAAGAATTTTTAAATAAAGTAAAAAAACAAGTAATTCCAGGATTTGAAGATAGATCATTATATTCTGGAATTGACCAAAATCTTTTTATTAAACAATCTAAAGATTTCTATTCTTCAAAAGGAACAGATCAATCATTCGAAATCTTGTTCAGAGCACTTTATGGTGAAGATGTTGAAGTAATCAAACCAAGAGATTACCTATTCATCCCTTCTGATGCAAAGTATAGAGTATCTAGAGACTTAGTAGTGGAGTCTTTAGAAGGAAATCCTGAAGATCTTATCAATAGAACTTTATTCCAAGATCAAACAGATATATTTCCTGGTGCAAGTGGATCTATAAACGATGTTCAAAAAATAGTAAGAGGTAATAAAGATTACTATGTTATAAGTTTAGATTATGATTTTGACAAGGATATATCTGTAGAGGGATCTGTTTTTGGCAAATTTTCAATACATCCACAGACAAAACTTATTACATCAGTTTCCACTGGATCAACAACACTTGATGTAGATTCTACTGCTGGATTTCCAAATTCAGGAACTTTAATTGCAGATTATACTGACGGAACTTCATCGACTATTACATATGAGTCAAAAACTTTAAATCAATTTTTTGGATGCTCCGGAATTGATCGTTCAATTGATTCTACTCAGGATTTAAGAATTGATTCTTATGCTTATGGATATTCTGGACTAAGCACATCGAATGTTGTTAAAGTAAGAGTCACTGGTGTTCTTTCTGATTTGGATTTATATCCAAATACCTTTTATTACGAACCTGGTGATAAGATAACAACTAAAACTTTAGGTATTGGTTTAACTTCTTACATCGCAAATAACTGGTACTATAATATTGCAACTTCTTATGAAGTTAAATCAATAACACTTCAAAATAGTTCAAACTTTGCATATAATGTAACAACTTATGATGATCACAATTTTGTAATTGGAGATTCTGCAAAGATTATCTTCACTGATGGAACAGAAAGAACAACTGATATTATTTCTATTTCAAATCAAAATAATTTTACAATTAGAGGTCAAGGTCAGTTAGACACTCAAAGAAAGTATACTATTCAAAAAGTACTGTCTAGAGTAAATTCAAATAACTATCCAGATCTCAGCATCTATACAACCAACGTTCAAAATGTGTATGCTGATGGAACTTCTCTTTATGTTGCATCTCCATCAATACCAAACTATCTCGATCAACCACTTAATATCAACAATAGATCAGTTATTTTCTCCGGAACTTTTAGTGGTGAGGAGATAACAATTAATAATCATGGACTTTATACAGGAGATTCTGTAACTTATAGACCTGTAAGTTCTACAAACACTTTAAATATTTCCGAAGGGATTTATTTTGTAAAAGTTGTTGATGAAAATACTATAAAACTTTCTAGAAGTAGATCAAATATTTACAATGAAAAATATGTATCTATTTCCGGAACAGTATCAAATAATGTTTTAGAGTACACTTCTTTTGCTTATCAAAAACTAGAACCTCAGAAACTAATTAGAGAAATTTCCGATGCAGTTAATGATGAGGAAGATCATGAAACTACTCCAGGACTTACTGGTATTCTCATTAACGGAGTTGAGATTCTAAACTATAAATCCAATGATGTTGTATATTATGGACCAATAGAAGAAATTGATGTTACCTCTGGTGGATCCAACTATGATGTAATCAATCCACCAGTATTACAGGTAAGTGATGTTGTTGGATCTGGTGTTTCTGCGTATTGTGAAGTAGAAGGAAAATTAGAAAGAATTGAGATTACAGATAGTGGATTTGACTATGTAGAAAATCCCGTCATTACAATAACGGGAGGAAATGGATCTGGTGCAGTAGCAAAACCAAATCTTATTACTATTAGTCACTCCGCATCTTTTAACTCTATAGAAACTGCAAGTCTTGTAGATTTAACAAATAATACAGTAGCATTCTCTACTCATCACAAATTCAGAGATGGTGAATTAGTAATTTACCAAACTGATGGGCAGACTGCTGTTGGGGGATTATCAACTGATTCTCCATATTACGTCTCAGTACAAGATTCATTTACAGTTAAATTCCACAAAACTTTTTTTGACGCAATATCTGAAGTAAATGTAGTTGATCTTACTTCATATGGTGTTGGCAATCATGTCGTAAAATCAGCAAATCCCAAAAAGATTCTTGGTTCTATATCGATTGAAAATCCTGGAAGTGGATATAAAAACAGAAAAGTAACAGTTTCTTCGATTGGAATTAATACATCATCCAACACAATTACTGCAAAAAATCATAGGTATAGAAGTGGAGAAATAATTTCATATGTTCCAGGAACATCAGCAATTGAAGGATTATCTCAAGGATCTTATTATCTAACTAAAATTAATGATGACAGTTTTAAACTGTCTCAAGTTGGAGTTGGTTCAACAAGTGCAGATTTTTACTATAGAAGTGGTCAATACATTGATTTGAAATCAACGGGATCTGGAATCCAATCATTTAACTATCCAGAAATTCAAGTAACAATTTCTGGTGCAATTGGTGTCTCCACAAGAACAGATCAGGATTTTAATGCAACTATTCAACCAATTTTTAGAGGAGAAATTACATCTGTTTTTGTTGAAGATGGTGGAGTTGGTTATGGATCATCGGAAATTATCAATTATAATAGACAGCCAACATTTACTTTAAATTCTGGGTCTGGTGCTCAATTGCAGGCAATTGTATCTAATGGTAAAATTGAACAAGTTTTAATTTTAAATTCTGGTTCTGGATATAATTCTCCACCAACTTTGGAAGTATCTGGTTCTGGGTCAGGGGCAATTTTAACACCGATATTATCCAGTGGAGTAATAACTGAGGTTAAGGTAGTTGCTGGTGGGTTTGGATATACTCCTTCGGATACATCAATTACAGTTATTGCATCAGGTTCTAGCGCACAATTCAGTTCTACTCCCAAGTTATGGTCAATTAATTTATTCGAAAGACTTTTACAAAATGATCAAATAACAGATGATGATGGTGTAATAACAAAAGGCACTAATCAGTCATTTGGTCTCCAATATTCACACTTATACTCTCCAAGAAAGTTAAGACAGTCAGTATCAGGAACCAAAGTTGTTGATGGAGTAACAATCTATTCTCCAGATCTTAGATTGGAAAATGGAAGAGAAGTTTTATCAGATACACACTCCCCAATAATTGGTTGGGCATATGATGGAAATCCAATCTATGGCCCATATGGGTATTCTTCATTGACTGGTGGATCAATAAAACTGATGAAATCTGGATATGAGTTATCTGTACTACCAGATAGACCAAATCCAGTTGATTCTTTTGGAAATAGTGTTTATCCTGATGGATTTTTTGTAAATGATTTTTCTTATAAAAAATCTGGTGATTTGGATGAGTTTAATGGAAGATTTTGAATCACCCCAGAATTTCCAAATGGAATTTATGCGTATTTTACAACAATAAATACCGAATCCTTAGAATCCTCACCACCATTCAGGAATTATAGAAAACCAGAATTTCCATATTTTGTTGGAAATAAATTTAAATCAAAACCAATAGAGTATAATTTTGATAGATACTCAAATCAGGATGATGTTGATTTAAATTCTACAGATTATGTTAGAAATACCACTCCATATAACTTAAATGATCAAAATTCATCATATGATTTTCTAGTCGATCAAAATAAAATACAAAGTCAAAATACTGAAATAGTTAGTGTATCTTCAGGTAAGATACAATCAATAGGCATTGTTACTGGTGGACTAAATTACCAAGTTGGTGATAAATTAATTTTTGACAACTCAGAAACTGGTGGAATTGGTGCAGATGCTAGTGTTTCGTTAGTTGCTGGCAAAAAAATATCTAATATTAGTGTTGCTAGCACCAGTATTTCGAATGTGGAATTTGCTCCCATTAATCTCAATGGATACTTCATTGGATTTGCAACTTCTCCACATAATCTAAAAAATTATGACATCATCTCAGTTAGTGGATTGAATACAACTGGAACAAATCTTCAATCTTTATTCGTTGTAGGTATATCTACAGATTCATTTGCACTCAAAGCAGATATTCCAGAAAGTTCAATTACTGGAATCATAACTTATTTTAGCATAACTGGAAATTTATCTTATCCAAATATTAGAGAAAATGATATTTTAGGAATAGGAACTGAAAAAGTAAAAGTTCTTAATATAGACCCAGAATCTTCAAGAATAAGAGTTTTAAGAGAATATGATGGAACTGTCGGTTCTTCACACACCGGTTCATCACTACTAATAGAAGAACCAAGAAAATTTTATTTTAGTTCCAAAATAGTAAATACACCATATCAATACGAATACACTAAAGAATTTTATTTTGATCCAAACGAAACAGTTGGAGTTGGCACTACAAGTGGTGTTGGAATAGGATATACGTTATCTTTTTCAAATCCTGGTGTTGGGTTAACTCAAATTTTCATTCCAACAAAGTCACTTTATATTCCAAATCACAACTTAAATACTGGAGATGAATTAGTTTACAATACAAATGGTGGTGGATCCATTGCTATTTCTACAGATGGTATTTCAAACTTTGCATTAACAAATGGTCAAACAGTTTATACTGCAAAAATATCAAATGATTTGATTGGAATATCAACTTCAAAAGTAGGTTTAGGAACTAATGGATCTTTTGTTGGTGTCAATAGTAGTGTGTATATAAACACTCTTTATTTTACTGGTATTGGAACTGGAAATAACCACAGTTTTGTAACAGATTCTCAAAATATTTTAAGAGGTAACGTAAATAAAAATTATGTCACTGTATCTACAGCATCTACTCATGGATTAAACATCTATGATAGAGTCTTTATGGAAGTTCTTTCTGGAATAACAACAACTGTTTATATCCAGTATAATGATTATCATAGAAAGTTAGTTGTCAATCCAAAGAATTTCTTATCTGCAGATGTTGATATCTTAGATAACTCAATTACCATAGAGAATCATGGTTTCGTAACGGGAGAAAAGGTATTACATACATCAGCATCTCCTTCTGGTGGTTTAGATTCAAATGGAATATATTACGTTTATGTCGTTAGTGATAATAAATTCAAGTTGTGCAATACTATAACTGATTCCACAAAAGAAAATCCAATTGTTGTTGATATTACTAGTGCTTCTTCAGGAACTATTTCTAAAATAAATCCACCAATAGCACTTGAAAGAAATAAAACTGTCATCTTTGATCTTTCAGATTCTTCACTGTCATTTGAAAATAATTCTATTTCATATTCTGCTTTTGATTTCAATATTTACAGTGATTATAATTATAAAAATAAATTTTACTCTAGCAGTTCAAATAATACTTTTGAAGTTGTCAAGAGTGGTATTGTAGGAATTAGTGCAGATGCTAGACTTACATTAAAGGTATCAGATTCTTTACCCCAAACTTTATATTATAATCTCAATCCAATAAATCCAGATTTAAATACAGATGTAAAAAAGCAAATTTCAACTGACAATGAAAATATTAAAAATAATAATTCATTAATTCTAGTTTCTAATATTTTAAATAAAGATCATCTATTAACCGGAATTGGATCAACTACATTTACTTTCAGTGTAACAGAAAGTCCAAGTGAATCGATTTATACTCAAAATGATGGAATAATTAGATATTCAACAAATTCTAATACTGCTTATGGTTCAATTTCATTAGTAAATGTAAATTCTGAGGGAAGAGAGTATAAAAAATTACCAGGAATTTTTGGGGTTTTATCCGTTTATGGAAATGGTGCAATTCTTATACCAGAAAGTACTTCCATTGGAAAGATTTTAAACACTAACATACAAGATATTGGATTTGATTATTCTTCAGATAAGACTTTAAGACCACAGACTCAAGTTCCACAAATATTAAGAGTTGAACCATTTTATTCATTTAATAAAATTGGAATAAGTTCGGTTGGAGTTAATTATTTGACTGCACCCAACTTAATTGTTTTGGATGGGAAAACAAATCAAAGAATAACTGATGTTGATATTAGATATAATCTTGGTGATGATGAAGTAAAAATATTTAAAAATACTGAATCATTAAACAACAGAATTCCAACTATAATACCAATCAATAATTCAAATGGAATTCCTATTTCATCGGTATCATTCAATAATTCAACTAAGGATGTAACTGTTTCACTTGGTGCAAGTTTTAGTTCTATTGACGATTTCCCATTTGAAGTTGGAGAATCTATTTTTGTTGAAAATATTAGTGTTGGTATTGCTAGCACTGCTAGAGGATATAATTCCGCAAATTATAATTATACATTCTTTACTATTACTCAAAGAGATCCAAATATTGGTGGAGCAAATGCCACAATAACATATAATCTTTCAGATTATTTGCAACAGGGAGAAATTGCTGGTACTTATGATCCTATAAATTCCGCAGGAAGAGCAATTCCAGTAAAACACTTCCCATTATTTGATATTTCAATAGTATCAAATAATTTCTTTAGAAATGAAATTGTATCTTCAAATTCTGCATCTGGTAGTGTTAACTCTTGGGATAATAGAAATGGTTACTTGAAAGTTTCTTCAAATAAAAACTTTGTTGTAGGCGAAACTATTATAGGATCTTCTTCAAAAACTATTGCAAGTATAGTCTCTGTTTTTAATGTAAGTTCAAATTATTCTGTAGATTCTTCTTCTATAGTTAAGAAAGGTTGGATTACTGAAACTGGATTTTTAAATAACAGTCTGCAAAGATTGCATGATAGTGATTATTACCAATATTTCTCGTATTCACTCAAATCAAAAGTTGAATACGAAGATTGGAATAATGCAGTAAGTTCTTTAAATCATACTGTAGGATTTAAAAAGTTTAGTGATTTGATTGTAGAATCTGAGGATTTAGAAAATGTTGGAATTAATACTGATCAAAATCTTGGAGACTTTGTTGGAATTTCTGATTTAATTTCAGTTATTGATCTTAATTGTGTCAATGATTTTGATCTGGCAACAGAAAGAACTTTAAATATAGATTCTACAATTTATTCAGATGAAATAATATTCAAGTCGAGAACAATTCAAAATTATATTGAGTCAGTTGGAAATCGTGTTTTGATAGTTGATGATATAAGCAGTGAATTTAATAGCAATCCAAGACCTGAAATATACAGTTCTGCCGACTTGTTCCTTTTAGAATCTGCAAGAAGTAAAAAATATATTACTTATGCAATTGATAAGAGATTTACTGGTGAAAGACAAATACTTTTAGTAACCTTATTGCACAACAACAGTGTAGGTTTCTTGAATCAATATGGAAGAGTAGAAACAGTATCAGATTTAGGTTCTTTCGATTTTAATATTATTGGATCTGAAGGACAACTTTTATTCTATCCAAATAAGTACATAGTAAATGATTATAATTTAAGTTTAGTTGCATATAATATCGAAGATTCTATCGCAGGTATTGGATCAACTGATCTTGGCGATACTGTAAAAATATCAAGTAGTACTAAAACCATACCTTCAGGCACAAGTTCATCAACTACAATTGTTGGTATTGCATCGACTTATAGATCATCCAAAATATTGGTTCAGTATAGTGCAGTTGATAATTCGTATTTTGAATATGATGAATTAACTGTTATTCACGATGGAACTAATGTCGATCTTTTAGAATATGGTCAACTATCAACAGATTCACTATTACTTCCAGCATCACCTGGACTTGGAACATATAGTGCATATTTGTCAGAATCTGACTTAAATATTGACTTTACCCCTAATGTTGGACTAGGTGTCACATACACAGTTAATACACTTAGAATTTCTATAGCAAATACATCATCTACTGGTGTATCGACTTCTACTTTGAATACTACAATTTTAGATTCTAGAATAACTTCTATTGCATCTAGTGTATCACCAGTAGCAAATATAGTTTCTGAGTACTCAAATGATTATTCTTGTGCTTATTATGTTGCAAGTATAGAAGATACTACTAATGGTAAATATCAAATTTCCGAAATTATTGTTGCTGATGATGGAACAACCCCATCGTTAACTGAATTTGGTATTTTACAAACCGATAATAACTTAGGAGATTTTGACTGCACAATATCTGGAGGAAAAACACAATTAACCTTTACTCCAATTGCAAATATTGATGTTCAAGTAAGAATTTTCCAAAATGCTTTGCGTTTGGTTGATACAGAAAACACAAATACTACTATAGATTTCAATAATGCATCTATAAATTCTAGATTTGAAGAATATACCGGAACAGAAACTGATATTAAACGTTCATTTAATCTAACTCATAATCAGTTACCAATTTTTGAAAGATATTTTGTTGGAAGTGCCTCATCTGTTGTAAATATTTCAAATAATACAATTAGAATTCCAAATCATTTCTTTGTTACCGGTGAAGAGTTGATTTACAGTTATGCTGGTGCTGGAACAAGTCAAGCAATTGGCATTGCAACAGAATCTATTGTTGGAGTAGGAACAACTGACAAGTTACCACAAACTGTTTATGCGATTAAAGTTGATGATATTTCAATAAGACTTGCTTCTTCTGCAGAAAATGCACTTAGAAACTTTCCAAGTCCACTCACCATAACATCTGTAGGTATTGGTACTTTACACTCATTTACATCAAAAAAACAAAATTCGAGAGTTGTCGTTAGTATTGATAATGTAATTCAGTCTCCTATTGTTTCTACTGCTGTTACAACTACTCTATCTCAAGAATCACTTATAACTGATGACATAATTACTGTCTCTGGTATAACATCATTCTTTGGTGGTGATTTGGTGAAGATTGATGATGAAATTATGAGAATTAATACTGTTGGTTTTGGAAGTACAAACGTTCTCTTAGTACAAAGACCTTGGATGGGCACTGGTATTTCAACCCATTCAAGTGGAGCTTTAGTTACAAAAGTTGATGGTGATTATAACATTGTTGATAATAAAATTAACTTTATCACTGCTCCATATGGACAAACTCCAATCGGAACAACAACAAATAGACCTGATGAAATTGATTATACTGGAATAACAACTCACTCTACGTTTAGTGGAAGATCTTTTATGAGATCTGGTATTCCAAATACAACCGATGAACCATACAGTAACAACTATGTGTTTGATGATATTTCATCTCAGTTTACTGGATACTCAACATCATTTAACTTAACTTCTGATGGATCAAATGTAACTGGTTTCTCAACTGACAATGCGATTATTCTCGTTAATCAAATATTCCAAGGACCCAAAAAAGTTCTTGATGGAGTTGATATTGGAGACTATGATTTACTGGAAAATGTTGGAATTACCAGCATTCAATTTACTGGATCCATATCTTCAACTTCATATGACATAAACACTGCAAATGTTCCTTTAGGTGGAGTCATCGTTTCTGTTGGATCTACTGCAGGATTTGGTTATCAACCTTTAGTGTCTGCAGGAGGAACAGCTGTAGTTTCTGGTTTAGGAACTATTTCATTAATTAGTATTGGTAATAGTGGTTCTGGGTACAGATCTGGTATTCAAACTGTTGTAAATGTTGGTATTGCTACTTCAAGCACTGGAACTCCAAATATTGAATTTATAGGAACTGCTGCAGTAAGTAATGGTCATATTGTAAGTGTTGCTATTACAAATCCTGGAGCAGGATATACTTCAACAAATCCACCTATTGTAATTTTTGATGATCCACTCTCATATTCGAATATTCCACTAATTTATAGTTCATCATCAACTCCAGGTTTTGGTACTGGAGCAGTGGCAAATATTGTTGTTGGTCAAGGTTCTAGTGTAATTGATTTTGAGATTACAAATCTTGGATATGATTACGGTCAGGGCGAAATTCTAACAATTGGCATTGGTGGAACTGTTGGAATTCAAACAGATACTTCTTTACCATTCGAAGAATTCCAAATTACTATTGATAGAACATATACCGACAGTTTTGCTGGATGGTCTCTGGGAAGTTTATTAATTATAGATCCATTAGATTCTCTGTTTGACGGAATCACTGTATCATTCCCAATTAAAGTAGATGGAAATCAAAAAACCATTAGAGCAAAAACAGGATCTCCTATAGATGTTGAAGCAACTTTGTTGGTCTTTATCAATGATATATTACAAGTTCCTGGTCAAGGTTATGTCTTTAATGGTGGAAGTTTTATTACATTTACGGAACCACCAAAGTCTGGTGATACTTCAAAAATTCTATTCTATCAAGGAACATCATCTGTTGACGTTTTAGATATTGATATTCTTGAAACCATAAAAATTGGTGATGATGTTAGATTAAATGATGATAATATTAGATTTAAAGAAGATGAAAGAGTTGTAACAAAGATTAATTCATCGGATAGTATTGAAACAAACATTTATGCTGGTCCTGGAATTTCTATCAATCAAAATTATGAAAGACCATTGATTTGGTGCAGACAAACCGAAGATAGATTTATAGATGGATCTGCAGTTGCTAAAGATAGAATTCTTTACGAACCTTTGATTTATCCAAACACAAGATTGATTCAGTCAGTTGGAGTTGGATCTACGGTTATTTTTGTTGAAAGTGTTAAGACTTTCTTTGATAGTTTGAAAGAAAATTCAACAAGTCAAGATAAGATCATAATCTTATCCCAGGATAGTATTGTTGGAGCATCAGCAACTGCAATTGTTTCTATTGCAGGAACAATTAGTTCAATTTCTATCACTAATGGGGGAATTGGATACACATCTGCTCCTACAGTAACTGTATCAAATCCAGTGGGTCTTGGATCAACTCAAGCATGTACTGCAGTCTCTTCTATCACATCTGGAGTTGTAACTTCCATAGTAATCACTTCACCTGGAACTGGGTACACAATATCAAATCCACCATCAGTCTTGATAGAAGAACCTAAGGTTTCTGGTTATGTTGAAGAAATATCTTCTGTTGAATATACTGGTGATTTTGGAATTATTTCTGGAATTTCTACAACTTCAGTTGGAGTTGCATCTACAGGAATAACATTTGATTTTGTAATTCCAGAAAATTCTTTCCTTAGAGATAATTCTATTGTTGGAACTGGAATAACAGTTAGTGGTATTCAAACTGGATATTATTTTGTAGTTTATAATTCTAACATTGGAAGTGGAGTTACTTCACTTAGACAAGATGCATCTATTGTTGGTGTAGGAACTTCTTTCTTGGATAATATTTACGAAGTATCTGCTGTATCAATTGCCCAAACAGATGCAATTGGATTTGGAGTTACTTATGTTGCCAAGGTAACAGTTAGTGTTGAAAACTACAATGGATTAACTGGTACTGGTTATAGCAGTTTCTTTGGTGAATATAGTTGGGGAAGAATTTCTGCTTCAACTAGACTGGATCCAAAAACATTTACATCATACAACAATGCACTTTCTGGAGTATCAACATCACCAATAGTCTTAAGATACAATCCACTGAAATATCTAAATTATAACTAATAAATAGATAAAAAACTCGTAAAATGTCAGCAATTATAACTGATCAATTAAGAATACTAAATGCGAAGAATTTTGTTTCTGCAGCAATTTCTTCAACAAACTCTTATTATTCTTTTGTAGGTCTCCCAAATGCAACTGATTACTCATCCTCATGGGACACAACTCCTCCCGCACCAAAAGATTCTTTTGAACAGGAGAATGATTATTGGGACACTATGATTGCATTGAAAAAAATTGGAGAAAGTGATATTCGTCAAGTGATTAGAAAAATCACCTGGATTTCAGGAACTACCTATGACATGTATCGTCATGATATCAGCAGAACAAATACATCAAAACCATCTGGAGCAACAAATTTATACTCTGCAAATTATTATGTTGTAAATGAAGATTATAGAGTTTATATTTGTCTTCAAAATGGAACTGATCCAGAAAATCCAACAGGGAGACCATCATTAGACCAACCAACATTTACTGATTTAGAACCAAGAACTGCAGGTGATAGTGGTGATGGATATGTATGGAAGTATCTTTATACCATCAAACCAAGTGAACTGGTGAAGTTTGATTCGACAAACTTTATGCCTGTTCCAAGTAACTGGGCAACAAATTCAACGGATGCAGCAGTAAGAAACAATGCAGCATCTAGTGGTCAGTTAAAAATTGTAACCATTACAAATCGTGGTGTTGGACTTGGAACTGCAAATAGAACTTATACTAGAGTTCCAATCAAAGGTGATGGTTCTGGAGCAGAAGCAACTGTTGTTATTAATAATGATTCTAAAGTGGAATCTGTAACAATATCCAAAGGTGGATCTGGATATACTTATGGAACAGTAGATATTGTGTCGGGTAATGTTCCAACTGGATCCACATCTCCTATTTTTAATGTAATTATTCCTCCACAAGGAGGTCATGGTGCGGATATTTACAGAGAACTAGGAGCATATAATGTTTTAGTTTATTCTAGAATTGAAAATGATACAGAAAATCCAGATTTTATTACTGGAAACCAAATAGCAAGAGTTGGAATTGTCGAAAACCCACAATTATTTGGTTCATCAACCACATTAACATTAGATAAAGCAAGTGCAGCATATGCAGTTAAATTGACTGGAATTGGATATAGTACCGTCACATTTACTGCGGATAGCACAGTTACTCAAACAATTGGTGTTGGTTCCACTGCGGTTGGTAGAGTCATTTCATATGACCAAAATACTGGTGTTTTAAAGTATTGGCAGGATAAGAGTTTAGTTGGATTCAATACTGATGGATCATTGAAAACAAATCCAACATATGGATTCCAACTTAATAGATTTACTGCAACTCCATCTACTGGAGGATCGGTTAATATAATTGGTGGTAGTGCAACTTTGGGTATTGATACAAATTTTACAGGTATATCTACCCAAATAAATAATAGAACATATTACCTTGGACAGTCATTTACCAATGGTGTTTCTAATCCAGAAGTTAAAAAGTATTCTGGAAATATAATTTATGTAGATAATAGACCTTCAATTACTAGGTCTATCAATCAAAAAGAAGATATCAAAGTTATTTTGCAATTCTAAGGAATCATGCCACAGGAAACTAACCTCAACGTCTCACCCTACTTTGATGATTTTGACTCGTCAAAAAATTATCATAAGGTTTTATTTAAACCAGGATATCCTGTTCAAGCAAGAGAATTAACAACTATTCAATCGATTCTCCAAAATCAAATTGAAGAGTTTGGAAATCATGTTTTCAAGGAAGGGGATTCTGTAACAGGTGGTGGCATTCACTATGCAAATACCTTTAACTCAGTATTAATTGAAAGGTCTTTTTCTGGAATTTCAGTATCTAATTATCTTTCAGACTTACTCAATAAAGTTGTTATTGGTTCAGTTTCTGGAGTAAGAGCAAGAGTAAAAGCATATCTGAATAGATCTGCTTTTCCCGGAGAACCTTATACTCTCTACGTAAATTACTTAGAAACTTCAAACGATAATGATAAATTTCTCAATGGAGAATCTTTGATCATTGAGAATGGTTTATCAAATGGCACAATAACAATCCAACCGGGAGAAGGTATTGCAACTATTTTACCAGAAAATGCACTATCTACAGGGTCTGCAGTAACTTTAACTTCTGGTGTTTACTATATTCGTGGGTACTTTATTGATCTGCCAGAACAGACAATAATTCTTGAACCATATAGCAACACTCCATCATACAGAGTTGGTTTAGAAGTATTTGAAGAAATTGTAAATTCTGATTCTGATAGTACTTTAAATGATAATGCAAAAGGATTTTCAAATTATACTGCACCTGGAGCTGATAGGTTAAGAATTAGAGCATTTCTTACCAAGAAACCCATAGATGATGGTATTAAGTATAGTAACTTTATTGAGTTGATGATTATTCGTGATGGTGAAATTACTCAAATAAGAAAAGATACTCAATATAACGAGTTATCCAAAGAATTTGCTAGAAGAACTTACGACGAATCTGGAGATTATTATGTAATTCCCCCAGGAATACAAGTAAAAGAAACTTTAAATAATTTAAAAGGCAATACAGGAGTATTTTTTGAAGACCAAACAACTTACAACAATAATGTTCCGAGTGATAATCTCGGAACTTATGCGATAAGTCCAACCAAAGCTTACGTTCAGGGATACGAAGTAGAAAATATTAGTCCAATATATTTGGATTTTCCGAAACCAAGAACTACCAAAACACTTCAAAATCAAAGTATTAATTATTTGACGGGACCAACATATTCACTAAACAGAGTGAGTGGTTCTCCGATTATTGGAATTTCAACTTCATATACTGTAAGTTTAAGAAGTGATAGAATTGGTGCAACAGCAACATCATCCTCAGGTAAAGAAATTGGTCTTGCTAGAGTTTATGATTTTGCATTAGAATCTGGTTCATATGATTCTACAAATCCAGATACAAATGTTTGGGATGCATCATTCTATGACATTCAAACCTATACAGAGATAACACTGAATGAACCAATTACATTATCAACACCAACTCATATTAAAGGTAAGTCCAGTGGTGCTGTAGGATTTCTCAGATATTCTGTAACAAATTCCGGAATTATAACAGCATATAACACTAAAGGATTTTTTGCTGTTGGAGAAAGTTTTATATTTGATGGTATAGAAAACAATAGAGTATCTACTGCGATAACTTCATACTCCACTAGTGATGTAAAATCAGTTTATGGAATTGTTGGAACTGCTTCAACATTCAACGCGGATGTAATTCAATCTACCTTGAATCAAATTGGACTTGTTAATATTAGTGCATCTAGTGGTGGAGTTAGTACAGTAACAAGTGCAGATTTATCAAAATATTTCGTTGGAATTGCAACTGTTGGAAACATTGTTGCATATTCAAATCCCGGATTATCAGTTCCAACTTTTTCAAAAGTAACATCAGTATCACAAAATTCAATTGTAATTTCTGGGATAACAACAGTTTCTGGAGTTTGTGATGGTGGTCTCCCAACAACCACAATTAATCCCAGCGACTTTAGAGTATTAACCTCAAAATTCCAGTCTTCTGTAGATAATACCTTATACACAGCACTACCAAAGAGAAATGTTGCTTCTATAGATTTAACAACATCCGATTTACCAATTAGAAAACAATTTGACGTAACAATTACATCAAGTTCTACTGGAGCAATAAAATCAGGATCTGCTGACGAGACTTTCTTACCCTTTGATGAAGAAAGATATGTTCTTATTAGATCTGATGGAACTACAGAACCTTTAAGTTCTGATAAGTTTGTATTTACCAGTGGTGGGACAACATTAACAATTAATGGATTGGGAACAGATAGTCCTGCAAAATTGATTGCGACTTTAAGAAAAACTAATGTAAAGTCAAAAATTAAAAATAGAAATAGAGTTAAGACTATAGTAGTTGAAAAATCCAAATATTCACAATCAGGTATTGGTGCATCTACTTTAAATGATGGACTGACTTTTGGTTCTGGATATGGGACTAGAGTTCAAGATGAAGAAATTTGTCTTTTAGTTCCAGACGTTTTTAAGATTCATGGAGTTTTTGAATCAAGTGGAACTTCTGATGCATCACTACCAACATTAACTTTAACATCTTTAAGTGGTCCAACAAATAAAACAGGTGATCTTTTAGTTGGAGAAGAATTTGTTGGAAAGGACAATAAATTTGTTGGACTTTATGCTGGAAAAGTTAATGATCTAACAATCAATTTTATATCATTAAACTCAAATAATTTTGTGACAGGTGAAGTAATTACATTTAAGGAATCTGGCATAACTGCAGTAATAACTGACAGTAGCATCGGTGATAATAATATCACTTCAAACTTTATATTTGATAATGGACGAAGAGATACAATCTATGATTATTCTAGAATAATCAGAAAACCATCTTCTAAAGAACCAACAAGAAGATTGAAAATTGTATTTGAGTATGCAGATTTTTCATCTTCAGATACTGGAGATATCACTACAGTAAATTCTTATGAACAGTTTGATTATTGTGACTTACCATTTATTAATTCTATAAGAACATCAGATATTATTGACATTAGACCAAGAGTATCCGAGTTTACTTCATCAACATTGTCTCCATTTGAATTCCAAGCAAGAGACTTTACTTCACAAGGAAATTCTGCCTCAAATGTTCTTGCATCAGACGAATCCATTCTTTTAGATTATTCATTCTATCTACCAAGAATTGATAAAATTTTCTTGAGCAAAGATGGAGTATTCCAATTAGTAAATGGAACACCAGAAGAAACTCCACTACCTCCAAATATTATTGAAAACACCTTAGAGGTTGCAACTTTAACTTTACCAGCTTATCTCTGTGACATTGATGAAGTGAGTGTTAGTTTGAAACAGCACAAAAGATATAGAATGTCTGATATTAGTAATCTTGATACTAGGATTAAGAATTTGGAGTTTTATACCTCACTTTCCCTTTTAGAATCTGATACGTCTAATCTTTATATTAGAGATGCTGATGGATTAAATAGATTTAAATCAGGTTTCTTTGTTGATGATTTCTCATCAACAACCTCACAAATTAAAAAGACAATTGTTAAAAATAGTATTGATGTTAAAAATTCCGAATTAAGACCTTCACACTACACCACAGAACTTGATTTGGTTCTTGGATCAAATGCTTTAATTGGAATTGGAACAGCTGCAAGTCCACAAATCGACCAAAGATTTGTTACAGATCTAGACGGCGTTGGTGTAAGAAGAACTGGTAGGGTTTTAACTCTTGAATATGGTGAGGTTCAATATATATCTCAACCATTTGCAACAAGAGTTGAAAATGTAACTCCATTCTTAGTCAATTATTACTATGGAACAATTGAACTTAATCCATCATCTGATGTTTGGGTAGATACTACAAGACTTTCGGCAAAAACAACATCTGTTGAGGGAAATTACAACTCAACTATTTCTCAGTTAACTGCTGGTGGATTTGATCCTCAAACTGGATATGGTCCTGTAACTTGGGGATCTTGGGAAACCACTTGGACTGGAGAGAATGTTAAAAATTATTCTGAGGAGTCTTGGGTAGGAACGCTTGGAACTAGAACAGACTTTCAAACAGTTACAAAAACCGGAACAAAAACCAGAACTGGAACAAGACAAATATTCAAAGAAACGTTTGATAATATCAGTCTTGGAGATTCTGCAGTAAGTACACAGTTAATTCCTTTTGCAAGATCTAGAAATATTGAGTTTATCTCAAAGAGATTAAAACCAATCACAAGAGTTTATGGTTTCTTTGATGGAATTGATATTAGTCAATATATTGTTCCAAAGTTGATGGAAATAAGTATGGTTTCTGGATCTTTCCAGGTTGGAGAAACTGTAAAGGGAGAAGTTCAAAATGGACCATCTATAACCTTTAGAGTTGCTCAACAAAATCATAAGTATGGTCCATACAATAATCCAACTGACGTATATACAAACAACCCATACGATAGGAATCAAACCGTACCAGGTTCATACTCTTCAACTTCAACTTTAATCAACGTTGATACATTTAGTTTGTCCGAAAAGGTTCAAAATCAATTCTTTGGTTATATTCAAGTTGGAATGAAATTAAAGGGACAAACAAGTGGAGCTCAAGCAACTATATCTAATATTAGATTAGTTACTGATAATGTAGGAACTGTAATGGGATGTATCTATATTCCAGATCCAAACATCGACACTAACCCCAAATTTGAATCCGGAACTAAACTTTTTAGACTTACTAGTAGCAATATAAATACACAAATTCCAGGATTTGTTTCCACTAGTGCGGAAGAAAGGTTTGAATCCAAAGGATCTTTAAATAAAGTTCAAGAAAATATTCTTTCTGTTAGAAGTGTTAGATTCGAAACTAAGTCCCAACAAGAGTTTAATTCTACAAGCACAACTAATACTTCAGTTGTTGGAGTCACTCTGGTTGGAACTCAACAACCACCAATACCAGGACCACCAGGACCACCAGGACCACGAGGTGAGAGAGGTATCCAAGGTATTCAAGGTATTCAAGGACCACCAGGAGAAACTATTACTGTTTCCCCTCCACCACCACCGCCAGAGCCAGCTGAACAAGAAATTTTTGTTCCGATCACTGCAGTAACTGAAGATACTGTGGATCCAGGTCCATCAAATGTTGACCAATTTGTACAAAAATCTGTCGAGCAGGCATATGTTGATTATCTTGGAAGAAGACCAGATACTGGTGGAGAAAAATATTTTGATCCTTTTAAAATTGCTGAACTTCTGAATAAGGAACCGGAAAAAACTATTTCAGAGGCTATTAGCCAAATTAAAACAGAAATTGCTAATAGCCAAGAAGCAACCATCCTCGGAAAAGGAGTAATTGCTCAACAACAAGAAGCTGAACGATATTTTGGTTATGGTAAGAGTTCTTGTATATTAGATCCACTTGCACAGTCATTCTTCATTGAAGATAAATCTGGAATTTTTGTTACTTCTATTGATTTGTTCTTCAGATCAAAAGATGAAACATTACCTGTCATTGTACAATTACGTCCAATGAAACTTGGACTTCCTACTGAACAAATATATCCTTTTAGTGAAGTTGTAATTGACGCAAAAGACGTAAATGTTTCTGAAGATGGTAGTCTTAAGACAAGAATTGTATTCGAATCTCCAGTTTATCTTACCGGAGAACAGTATCATTCTCTGGTTGTTCTTTCAACAAGTAATGAATATACAATTTGGATTTCAAGACTTGGTGAAATAGATATTTCTACCGCAAATCAGGCAGAACCTAGACAAGTTGTTGTTACATCACAACCGACACTTGGATCTCTGTTTAAATCTCAAAATGGTTCAACTTGGAATGCAAGTCAATATGAGGATATTAAGTTTACATTAAATCGTGCAGTATTTACGAGTAGTGGAAATGTCAACTTCTATAACCCTGTTCTTGATATTGATAGTGATCAGACACCATTCTTACTTAAAGATGCTTTAGAACTTTCTTCCAAGAAAATTCGAGTTGGGTTGGGATCTACAGTACAAGATTCTGGACTTACTTTAGGAAATACGATAACTCAATTGGGTTCAAATGCTAGTGGAATTTATGTTGGTTCCGCAGGAACTGCTACTGGACCTTTAACTATAACCAATTCTGGTATAGGATACACACCTTCATCTGGTTCTACAGTATATTCCAATGTTTCTTTGACAAATATTACTGGATCTGGAAGAGATGCAACAGCAAACATTACAATTAGTAATGGTGTTGCAATTGCAGCTACAATTTCTAATGGTGGAACTGGTTATTCAGTTGGTGACGTATTAACAGCAACTCAAATCGGAATTACATCTCTTGGAAGAAATCTTAGACTTTCAGTTACTGATATAACTGGAATTAATGAACTTGTTTTGGATAATGTTCAGGGAGATTTCTTAGTTAGTGCTGGTGGGACTGTAAGATATACTAACAATTTGGGAGTAACAACAACCTTAAATGCAAGCGCTGGTGGGAATGTCTTGATTCCAGTAGCACCAACTGTTGTTACTGATGGTTTGCATATCAAGGTAAATCAAAAAAATCATGGTATGCACTCAACTCTCAATAGAGTCCAAATATCAAATGTTATCAGTGATGTTACTCCAACAAAACTGATTGCAGATTATGAATCAACCTCAACTTCAACTATACTTATTGCAGATTCTACAAACTTTGGAACATTTGAAAATGTTGGGGTTGGAACAACAAATCCAGGTTATGCAAGAATTGGTCAAGAAATTATTTCTTACACTGGCGTTTCTACCAATTCACTTATTGGAATCACAAGATCTGTTGATTCAACTCTTGCATTTAATTACACTACAGGAGATTTTGTTTACAAATATGAGTTAGATGGTGTTTCTCTGAGAAGAATTAACAAAGTTCATAATCTCTCAGATTCAACAGTGTCCGATTCTATTGATCTTGATTATTATAACATTAAACTGGATATGTCAACAAATGGAATCGATAGATCCGTTGGAACAAGTTTACCAAAACTTTATCTGAATGAAACCAAATCTACTGGTGGGAATAAGATTAAGTCCACAGAAAACATTCAATATGAGGTTATAACTCCAATAGTCGAAAATATAACTCCTGCAGGAACAAATATTAGTGCTTCTATTAGAACAATAGGTGGAACAAGTGTTGATGGTTCCGAAATTTCCTTTACCGATAAAGGGTTTGAAAATATTACTCTGAAAGGAGTAAATTACTTAAGTTCTCCAAGATTGATTGCTTCCAGAGTCAATGAGACAAATTCACTGACAACTTTACCCGGAAACAGATCCTTTACAATGGCATTGAACCTCAATACCACAAACCCCTCACTATCTCCTGTTGTTGACTTGCATCGTGTTGCAATGATCCTCACTTCCAATAGAGTCAATCAACCAATCACAAATTATATAACTGATAACAGAACTTCAGACATAATTAACGATCCTAATGCATTTGTTTATGCAATAAATCCAATTTCTCTTGAATCTCCCGCAACATCGATTAAACTTTATCTTTCTGCATATCTGAATGTCTATAATGATGTGAGAGCTTTCTATGCAATTGCAAAAGATTCATCTGAAGAATTAATTTATTATCCTTTCCCAGGATATTCAAATCTTCTTCAGTCTGGTCAAGTTATCGATATTTCAAATAGTGATGGATCTTCAGACAAGTTTGTACCAAAATCTGACACTTTGGCATTGATTAGTGATCAAGCACAATTTACGGATATTGAGTTCACAATTGACAACTTGCCAACATTTAGATACTTTAGTGTCAAGATTGTTGGAACTTCAACAAATCAAGCATATCCACCTAGACTTAGAGACCTTAGAACTATTGCTCTCGCATAATTATGGATTACGCAAAAGTAGAGGGTCACGTAAATCTAGTACGTGACCAAAAAACAAAAGCAATTTTAAATACGGACATGAATGAATATAACAATTATATTGCACTTAGAAACTCAAAACAAAATGACTCAAATAAAATAAAAAATATTGAGGGTGAAATGGAAACTGTAAAGAATGAACTGGGTGAGATTAAGAGTTTACTAAAGGAGTTAATTAATGGATCCAGATAAAATTATTTTGGAAGACATCAATAAAATGTTTGAATATGAAAAACTTGCAAGAGACATAGATAGTATAGATAATATTGATATTTTGAGAAATTATTCAAAATCATACATCAAACTTTACTTAAAACAACAAGAAGTTGTATCTAAATTCTAATGGCAACTCACACAATTACCTTTGATCCAACCTCTGGTGTTGCTTACGGGGCAAATCTTGTAATCAACACAGGATCAACTTTTACTGATAGTTTTACCGTAAAAACTACATCAGGATCTGCTTTCAATTTTGATGGATGGACTGGTTCATCACAGATGGCAAAAAGTGTTTCTATTGGTTCATCGATGTATGCAGCAGCAACCTTTAATGTTGGTTTTACAAGTGCTGTTGAGGGTAAATTTAATTTATCATTGGGCAGCACGGCAACAAGATCTTTGAGTGAAGGTAGATACGTATATGATGTTCTTGTAAGTTCTGGATCTACTGTTTATAGACTTGCAAGTGGAAATGCTTTAGTTATTTCTGGAATATCTTCTGCACCATAAATACCTTAAGGGGTAAATAGATAAATGGCACAACCATCCAGTAGACAAGAATTAATTGATTATTGCAAAAGGAAACTGGGTGCTCCAGTTCTGGAAATTAATGTTGCGGATGAGCAAATTGAAGACTTGGTAGATGACGCCATTCAGTTTTTTCAAGAAAGACATTTTGATGGAGTATACCCAACTTTTTTAAAATATCAAATTACCGAAGACGATATTAATAGAGGTAAGGCACAACCAACTTCCGGAGTTGGTATCAGTACAATAACGGTAGATCATAATGTTGGATTGACAACCCAATTTAATTTTTACGAAGGTGGAAACTATCTGCAAATTCCACCATCTGTAATTGGTGTAAATAAGATATTTCACTTTGATGGGACTAATACTATCACAAACAATATGTTTAGTGTGAAGTATCAACTTTTCCTAAACGATATTTACTATTGGGGTTCAACTGAACTTTTAACTTATGCAATGACAAAAACTTACTTGGCAGATATTGAGTTTTTACTTACAACACAAAAACAAATTAGATTTAACAAGAGACAAGATCGTTTATACTTAGATATTGATTGGGATTCAGTGACTGCAGGCACTTACTTAATTATAGATTGTTACAGAACCTTAGATCCAAGTGATTATTCTAGAGTATGGAATGATTCATTTTTAAAGATGTATTTAACTTCTCTCATCAAAAAACAATGGGGACAGAATTTAATAAAATTCCATGGAGTTAAACTTCCAGGTGGTATTGAATTAAACGGAAGACAAATTTATGATGATGCACAAAAAGAACTTGAAGATATTATGGAAAAAATGTCCAATACATACGAATTACCACCATTAGATATGATTGGATAATATGCTAAATCCATTTTTTCTTCAGGGATCAAAATCAGAACAGTCGTTAGTTCAAAGTTTAATTAACGAACAACTTCGCATGTATGGAGTTGAAGTTTATTATATTCCAAGAAGATACCTTACAGAAAAAACAATAATAAAAGAAGTCATTGAATCCAAGTTCGATAATGCGTATCCATTAGAAGCATATGTAGACACTTATGATGGGTATGAGGGTCAGGGAACTCTTCTTTCAAAGTTTGGTGTTCAACCATTAAATGATTTAAGTTTAATCATATCAAAAGAAAGATTTGAAACCTATATTTCACCACTGACAAAAAATATACCAGATATCAAACTGTCAACCAGACCAAAAGAAGGTGATTTAATTTGGTTTCCACTCGGAGATAGATTATTTGAAATTAAATTTGTTGAGCATGAAAAACCATTTTATCAACTCCAAAAAACTTATGTTTACGAACTAAGATGCGAATTGTTTAGATATGAGGATGAGGTTATTGACACTGGAGTTGAGGAAATTGATGATAATGTGAAAGATGAAGGTTATATTCAATCTCTAACTATGGTTGGTGCGGGAATTACCGCAACAGCTTTTACTGGAATTGTAGATGGTGGTGTAAGATTAATCACTGTTACAAATAGAGGAAACGGATACACATCATCTCCAAGAGTGGCTATCTCTTCTGCTCCAGCAGGAGGTCTAACTGCAGTTGGAATTGCAACACTCATTGGTGGACTGGTTGATTGTAATGGAAATACTGAAAACTATAAAGTTCAGGGAGTTGAAATTGTAAATCCTGGATATGGATATACCGATGCACCATCAGTTGCATTTGTTGGTGGTGGGGGTGCAGGAGCTGCGGCAACAACAACTATTGGTGATGGTGTCATTGGTATAGTTACTTTAACTTCTGGAGGTTCTGGATACGTTGGAGAACCAACGGTAACATTTAGTGGAGCTCCAGGTGCTGGAGTAACAGCAACTGCAAGAGCGCACATAAACACCGCAGGGGTTGTTACTGCAATTTATATTACAAATGCTGGACTTGGTTATACAGAAGCACCAACTATAACAGTTTCTTCTCCATATTTTTCTGGATCAGGAACATATGTCTATAATGAAACAGTCGTTGGAAGTATAAGTTCTACCACTGCATTAGTTAAAGAATGGAATTCGGTTGATAATTTACTGAAGGTATCTAATATCTCAGGATCTTTTGTGAATGGTGATGTATTAACTGGTTCTGAATCCGGAGCAACTTATAAAGTAAGAATAATCAATAAGTATAATACAACAGACACATATGCCGAAAACGATACCATTGAATCTGAGGCTGATGCAATTATAGATTTCAGTGAGTCTAATCCTTTTGGAAATCCATAAATAGTATATCGTAATCTCCTGACAAATGTTTGAATATTTTTACCACGAAATATTAAGAAGAACTATTGTTTCGTTTGGTTCTTTGTTTAATGACATTTCAATTAAACATACGGACAATTCAGATTCGGTCGTAAGCACGATCAAAGTTCCTCTTGCATATGGACCAATTCAAAAGTTTTTGGCAAGATTAGAACAAGTTTCTGATTTGAACAAACCAGTTCAAATGTCATTGCCTAGAATGTCATTCGAATTTACTGGATTGACATATGACACTTCAAGAAAGGTAACAACTACTCAAACGTTTTTATCATCTTTAACGTCTGATAAGACTAAACCAAGAAAGTCTTATATGCCTGTTCCATATAATATGTCATTTGAACTTAGCATTATGACTAAGTTAAATGATGATATGCTTCAGATTATTGAGCAAATTATTCCATATTTTCAACCCGCATATACTATGAGTGTTGATCTTGTCGAAACAATTGGAGAAAAAAGAGACATTCCTGTTGTTCTTGAAGGAATATCAATGCAAGATGATTATGAAGGAGATTATTCTACAAGAAGAGCTTTAATTTATACTTTAAGATTTACAGCAAAAACATATCTGTTTGGTCCCATCGCAGATGTTTCCAAAGATATTATCGAAAAGGTTTCTGTTGGATATATTGCAGGAGATCGTACAAGCACCCCAACAAGAGAGGTTACTTATTCCGTTGAACCAGTAGCAACTAAGAGTTATACTAACAACGTTGTTACAAACCTTTCTAAGGATGTAACAGATTTATCGACTATTATTGAAGTTAATGATGCATCAACAATTTCTGTTGGTGGAGTAATAGTTATTGATAACGAAAACTTCAGAGTTGCTTCTAAATCTGGAAGTAAAATCACAGTTGAACGTGGATATGATGAAACAACTCCAACATCTCATGTTTCTGGATCCGAAGTCAAATTAATTACCAATGCGGATGCAAATCTAATTCAATTTGGAGATGATTTTGGGTTTAGTGGTTTATTGTAAAGAAACAGTATGAAAATGACAAGAAAATTCGATGATCTTAATGATACATTTAATGTTGCCGGAGATATAGTATCTCGTGAAGTAGAATCTGTTGAAGAAAAGGTAGAATCTATAGCATCAGTTTCTAATGATCTCAAAAAAGATTATGAGTATACTAGAGGCAACTTATATTCAATCATCGAAAAAGGTCAAGAAGCACTCAATGGTATTTTAGAACTTGCACAAGAAAGTGAGATGCCAAGAGCTTATGAAGTTGCTGGACAACTAATTAAAAATGTTGCTGATGCGACAGATAAATTAATTGATTTGCAAAAGAAACTAAAAGATATTGATGAGCAAAAAGTCAAAGGACCAACCAATGTTACTAATGCACTTTTTGTTGGTTCTACTGCAGAGTTATCAAAACTATTGAAGAACGGAATTACTGAAGATAATAAATAGCACAAAGGGAGAGAAATCCCAAAGTAATAGGTTACTAATAAAATGTCTAGAGAAGATTTGCCTTCTATTGAAGATCTGTTTGATAAAAATTTGCCCTCTATTGGGGACTTTGTAGAGGGTGATGATAATCTTCCTTCTGTTGAAAATGCTGTAGAGAATAATAATTTACCGTCAATAGAGGATATTAAAGAAGATAACGATATTCCCTCTGTAGAAGATTATATCGAAGAAGAAACTGTAACCATAGAAGATACTGAAGGAAATACCTTTGCAGAGGTTGAGGATATTATTCCTCCGTGGCCAGAACTTTTAAAAATTATTAATGATGTTAGGGAAGAAATCCCAGACATTCCAGAAATTAAATACTATGATGCTGAGTTAGAAAAACTTTGTGAAATTGTTGATGAAGTAAGAAGTGAAATACTAGAAGTAAAGTATTACGATGCAGAAGTTGAAGCAATCTGTGAACAGATTGATCTTGTTCGTAATACTATTTCAGAACTTCCTGAAGTAAAGTATTATGATGAGCAAATTGATTCTATTGAAAACAGAATCAATTTAATTAAGGAAGATATTATTAATCTCCCTGAACCAAAATATTATGATGAAGATCTTCAATCTATTAGAGAAGATATTGAAATTGTCAAAAAGAACTTTCCTTGGATTGAGGCAAATTTTAAAGGAGTTGAGGAAAGTCTTGAAAACGTAAATGACAGTATTGGAACTGTAGGAGAAAAAATAAGTTTAGAGCTCGACTCAATTCTTGAAACTGTTGATGTAAAAGTATTTGAAAACAAAGTTCTTATTAATGAAATAAAAAATAATTTTGTAGAGGATAAGCAACAAATTCTTGCAAATATTAAAGAATCATCTCAGAAAATTTTTGATATTCATAACGAGTTCAAAGATGATGATAGAAAATTAAAAAAACAGATACAAGGTGAGTATAATAAACTAAAACAATCTATACAAGAACAATTAGAGAAGTATAATCAGGAAAGTGTAAAAACTGATGAATTACTTCTTAAGTATTTTACTGATTTAAAAGAAGAAATTTCAAAAACTCCTGAGGTAAAATATTATAATGATGATATTGATACACTTCAAGAGTCCATAACGAAATCTAATAAAAGATTTTTACCAATTGAAAGTGACATCAAATCTCTTTATAAAATTGTTGAGGACATCAAAAAAACTCAGCAAGAAT